ATACGGCGACCACCGAGATCTACACTCTTTCCCTACACGACGCTCTTCCGATCTATACCGCTCAAACCTAGTGATACCAACGGTTATGGCGATTTCGTGATTTTTGACAGAACCAAGCATTATGGTAGAGTAAATAAAAGAAAAGTGGTGATTTTTTTAAAATTCAAAATTTTCAACATCTCTCAAACATAGTTGTATCAAGGGTTATAGTGTTTATAAGATTTTTGACAACGTGGGGTATTATGGTAGAGTAAATAAAAAGTGGACATTTTTTAAAATTCAAAAAAATTAAATATACTCCAAACTTAGTTATATCAACGCTTGTAGCGTTTAGTTGAAAATCCCAAGAACCAAGCATTATGGTAGAGTAATTTAAAATTCGTCAAAATAATTTTATATTAAAATGACAATACCGCTCAAACCTAGTGATACCAACGGTTATAGCGTTTAATTAAAAATCCCAAGAATGATACTATATGGTAGAGTAAATAAAAAGTGGACATTTTTTATAAAATATAATTTCTGTATAACCATCAAACATAGTCATACCAATGGTTATAGCGATTTGATAAAGAACCCTCTTAATGGGGCATTATGATAGAGTAAATTTTGATTATTATTTTTTATTTTACTTAACTATTAAATGGAAAAGAAAGGATATTTGCAAATGGAAGAAAGAGAAGAATTAAGGAGATTAAGAAAGATCAATAAAATTAAGATTGTTGAAGTTGCAAATTATATAGGTATTTCTAAAAGTGCAATAAGTCAATATGAATCTTATAAAATAAATCTTAAAGAAGAACATTTGCAGAAATATCATGAATTTGTAACTAAATAAGCTAATAGAAGTCTAGGATTAATTTCTTAGGCTTTTTATTATATATACTTTTAATATTATTGTTTACATTTATGGTAAGTTTGGCAACGTTTGTAGGAGTTCAAATCTCCCGTTCCTCAAAAGTAAAGTTGTATAACGTTGCATTTTATTATTATTTAATACTTAATTCATCTTTTAGAGTAGATTAATTTCTACTCTTTTTATTTTAGAGAAAATTTAACATTTAAATAAAAAATAATAGGGTTAATTTATATAAACTTATAAAGGGTATATAGATTAAAACTAAAGAAAGGAAGAAAAACAATGTTAGAAGAATTAAATTTATCAGAAGAACAAATGGAAATGGTAAGTAAATACTTACAATCCGAACAAGATAAAATCAGAGGTAAATACTCAAAACAAATAAAAGAGCTTGAGAGTAAATTACCAAAAGAAAAATCAGAAGAAGAATTAGCTTTTGAAAAAAGAGTAGCTGAACTTGAAACTAGAGAAAAAGAGTTAGCTAAAAAAGAAAGATTAACTACTGCAAAAGGTATTTTATCAAGTAAGGGTTTAGATTCACAACTTACAGATTATTTGAATTTTGAAGGTGTTGAAGATTTAGAAACTTATGTAGATAATATTGCAAAAGTGGTAGGAAAACAAGTTAAAGGCTATGTTCCTAAAAAAGGACATGAAAAAGCTGAGGGAAATATAACTAAAGAACAATTTTCAAAGATGTCATATACAGAAAGATGTAATTTATATGACACTAATCCAAAATTATACGAGATATTAAGTAAGTAATTAGCTTACTTTATTATAAAAATATAGATAGAAAGAAGGAATTAATATATGGGAAATTTAATTAAACCAGAGATTTACGCTGGTATAGTAACAGAAAAGTTTAAAGGAAAGGCAATTTTATCTAATTTCGCTATGGATTTAGGGGAATTACTTTCAGGAGATGTTGGTGATACAGTATCATTTCCTATGTTTAACCAAATAGGATCAGCTAAGGTTTTAAATAAAGGTGATGGAATAGAAGAAGAAGAATTAACTCAAAAAGAAACTAAAGCTACTATAAAGATGATGGCAGCCCCAGGGGTGCAAATATATGACCAAGATTCATTAACTGCATTAGGAAACTTTGTAGAAAATGGAGCTATGCAACAAGGTACAGTTTTAGCTAGAGGACTTGATTCAGATTTATTCAAAGAAGCTTTAACTTCTAAATTAAAGGTTAAAACTTCTAATAAGAATGTATTAATGTCAGATGATTTAAACAAAGGATTCGCTATGTTTGGAGATGAACAAAACGTTGAAGATATGGCTTGTATAATTTGTCATTCTATAGTAGCTAGTTCATTCTATAATATGCCTGAATTCGTTAAAGCTGATTATACATTCAATGGAAAAGGTAACGGTATAGTACATAACAACTGCATAGGACACTTTAGAGGTGTACCAGTATTCATGTCAGACAAAGACACAATGGGAAGTGATGGTGAATGTGTAACTATCATAGTTAAGAAGAATGCATTAGCTAAAATGAAGAAAAGAGGTATAAATGTAGAAAGCGAAAGACAAGCTAAATATAAGAGAACAGTTTTATACGCAGATTTCATTTATGCAGTAAAATTAGTTAATACTGAAGGAGTAGTCATATTAAAAAACTCCATAGCTTAGTAAATTAAGGGGAGGGGAAATTTCTCTCTCCTTTTATTTTTTAATGCAAAAGGTAATAGTGAAAGGAAGATGAAAAATGAGAAAATCAGAAAGATTAAAATATTTAAGAATAATATATAACCTCAGTCAAAAGGATATTGCACAAGAATTGGGAATTACAAGAAACTATTTATCTCAATTAGAGAATGAAAAATTAGTTATGAGTGATGAAAAATTTGGTGAAATAGTTGATTGTATATATAGAATAGGTGAAGAAAAAAGAAAAGAAGATATAAAACAAATAATTGATGAGAACTAATAAAAAAATAGCGTAGAAAGGAAGTGAAAATGTATGTTTAATTTATAGATATTCTCTTTTTATTTCAGATAAAGAGAGAAGATATATAGAGGATAAAATTTAAGAAAGAAAGTGATATAAAATGATTATTAATAATTTGAAGAATATTATAAATAGATATACAACTGTATATGATAAAAAATTTAAAAGAACAATTTCCAAGTTGGACAAAAGATATAGAAAAGAATCCATTAATTTTGAGTGATGATATAGATAGTTTAATGAGCTATATATTTTTAAGAGATCGTTTCAACTGTAAAGTTAGATATTATTATGATGTGAATGGAGAGAACTGGACACATAAATTATATAAACAAAAAGGTTATGATTATGGATTTGATACTAAAAAGGCTATTGCAGTTGATTTAGCTTTAGAAGGATATAGATGTTGGGACAATCATGTAATCAAGGTTAGAGATACAGATAATACAAATAAATTAAGTGCAAATCTTAATGTGATAGATAATATTTATTTAGATAATTACACCGATAAATGGTGTGTCAGTACATACATAACAATTTTAAGCTATTATAATATAGATATTTCTAAATGGAATAGAGAACAATTAGCTATATTATGTTCAATAGATGGAGTATATAAGCCATTTATAGGTACAAAACGATTTAAACCTATTGCAGCGAAACATTTAAAAGACTTAGGCTATGAATTTTTAATAGAATTTATAGAAAATAATATAGAATACATAGAACAAATAAAGAAAGAACTTAATTTAGATGGAAAAATCAAAGTTAAAGATGGTAAATTAACTACAGATATTAAATTGGACAAGTTATCTGAGATATTTAATACGGATATTAGCTTACCAAATTATACATTCCAGCTTAGAAGTACATTAACAAAAAGGCGTACAGATGTAAAATCTAAAGAAAATGTAAAAAAATATTTGATAGAAGATAAAAAGCTGAGAAATTTTGTATTAGTTAGTACAAGTAAAATAATTTATAGCTATTAGAAAGGAGCGTAAACATATGTTGAAAGAATTTGAACAATTATTAAAAGAGCTTAAAGATGATAATAAAAAAACAATAGAAAATTTAGAAGGTTTAAGAAAAGATACAACAGAATTAAAAGAAAAAGCTAGAGAAATAGAAGAATTATTACAAAAATAAAAAAATTGAAAGTGAGGAAATATAAATGTATATAGTAAAAACTTTAAGACAACTTAATTGGTTGTGTAATCATGGATTTGAATGTAAGAAGGTAGAAAAAAGTTTAAAAGATTCTGAAAGAGTAGTATTTGCATTTGAGAAAACAGATGAATTACTAGAATGTATGAGAGAATATTTTAGACAAGCTGAAAATAGATAATTTACAAAAGGGTATGGACTAGATTCATATCCTTATTTACACATAGAAGAAAAGGAGCGTAAAAAAGAATGAATAGAAAAACAATATCAGATTTAATAACAATAGATGAGGTTAAAAATTGGAAAGAAGGAGAAGTAATAACTATATCAGCTCAAATGGGGTATGGTAAGAGTTATTTTATCAAAAATAGATTATATGAAATAGCTAAAGAAAACAATCAAAAAATAATATTATTAGTACATAGAACAAGATGTAAACAACAATTCATTCAAGAACTAGAAGAAAATAATAAATTAGATGTAATTAATGTAGTTACATATCAAACATTAGAAAATAGAAAAGATTTTGATATAAGTAAATATGATTACATAGTTTGTGATGAATTTCATTATTTTACATCAGATTCTAATTTCAATTACAAAACAGATATATCTTTAGAGAAAATATTAAGACAAACTAATAAAATTAAAATTTTCATGAGTGCAACTGGTGATTTAATGCAAAAATATTTTAAACATATAGAACTGGAAACTAAAAATTATGAAATTAAAGGCAATTTTGAATGGATCAATGAACTAAATTTCTTTAATAAAGATGAAACCATAGAAGGAATTATTGAAAATATAATTGATAATGATGAAAAAGCTATAGTATTTATTGAAAGTGTTGAAAAAGCTTATAAATTATATAAGAAATACAAGAAATATAGTTTATTCTGTTGTAGTAAAAGTAATAAAAAATATAGATTTGTAGATGAAGATGATATAGAAGATATGTTAAAAAATGAAAAGTTTGAAGATAATTTATTAATAACAACAACTTGCCTAGATGCAGGAATAAATCTTCATGATGATGAAATTAAAACAATTATATGTGATGTATCAGACATTGGAGTTTTATTGCAATGTTTAGGAAGAAAGAGAAGGAAAGAAAATGAAAAAGTTGATGTTTATATACATAGTCTAAATAATAATATATTAGGAGGATATGAAACTAAAGTGAAAACAGGAATTAAAATGATAATAGATTTTAATAAATTATCTATAGAAGAATTTACTGAAAAATATTCTAAATCTATAAATGATTTTTATAATACATTATTCTATGACGAAGGCTCAACTAAAAAATTAAATGAATTAATGGCTTTTAAATTAATGGAACAACTTTTATTAATAGAAACAATGAAAGGAAATGAAAATAAAAAAGGTTGTGGATATAAAAATTACTTAGCTAATAATGTATTTAATTTAGAGTATAAAACATTAGAAATTACATATGAACATGAAGAGTTAGAAGAATATTTAGATAGTATAGTTGGTAAAAAATTATTTAAAGAAGAACAAAAAGAACTTAAAGAAGTATTCGCAAGATGTGGTTTAAAAGCTAGAACATTAGGAATAAATACATTGAAGGGGTATTTAAAAGATAATGAGATGCCATTTATAATGGATAATCCTAAACCAAAAACATATAGAGATGAAAATGGTAAAGTTAAAAAGGAAAAAACATATTGGATGGTAGGAAAGGTAAATTATTAATTTGTAACTTTTTTATGCAATAGCCTTTTTAGAAAGGGTTATGTATATTTTGGTTACAAAAGTAAAAAAAGTAAAATAAAAACAAATAATTCTGAATAACGTTAGTTATGAAGAAAACAAACACTTAGCGTAGCGTTACGTAGTAAAGTGTGCGTTAGTAAGCGTAGCGTAAAGGCTTAACAGCGTATTTTCCTTACGGAACGTTTCACTAAATACTTGTTATCTTTCACAACTAACGTTGTTCAAGATTTATTGATTTTTAAATTTTATAGGTATAACAAGGGGACTTGATGGTACGGTTGTTATACCTTTTTTTTATGCAGAAAGGAGAAATATCAGAATGGCAGATAAACCAAAAAATTTAAATAAAGAAATTGAAGATATATTAGATAATAAAAAGCTTAGACACTTTGTTCGATGGTATTGTGATGGAGCTGATCCTAAAAAATATAAAAATATACAAAGTTATTGTAATGGTGTAGATATGAATTTTGCATTGGACACTTATTTAGAGAGAGAAGACGTAAAGAAAGCTATTTCAATAACTGTTAAAAGTCAAGCTGAGTTAAACTTAGTTAAAGTCTATAATGCCATGTTAAAAAAGGCACTTGAGGGTGATGTTAATAGTGCCAATTGGTTAGTGAAATTCTCAGACAGTAAATTCTTTAAAGGTAAGAAGAGTGTTATTGATGAATTAGTAGGGAGGTTTGATATGAGTGAGTAATTTAACTACTACAGAAGAAAAATTCTTAAAAGTTTGGAATAATCCTTACTTATTTGTTAAAAACCTTATGCAGATAAATGATAAAATGGGTAAAAAAGTACCTTTTAATTGGAATAAAATGCAGAAAGATTTTGTAGAGAATATGGATAACTATAATATTATCCTAAAGGCTAGACAAGGGGGTATGAGCGTTTGTATTTGTTCTGTAGCTATTTATTATGCAATTACTGAGCCTGAGTGTGTATGTATGTTATTAAGCCATAATGATGAGAGTACAAGAGCTATATTCAATAAATTAAAGGCTATATATAACAGTATTCCAGAGCCAATAAAACTACCTTTAATAAGGAATAATAGGGCAGAATTACAATTAGCTAATGGTTCAATAATATCATGTAGTACACTAGGTAGAACTGATAAAGGGAGAGGAAATACTGCAAAATTAATTCATTTATCAGAGTTCGCCTTTGTAGATTCTGAAATAGCTACTAAACAATTATTATCACTTGAACAAACTTTAAGACCTGACGGAAACTTAATCATAGAAACTACTGCAAATGGACTTAATTTCTTTCATAATCACTATCAAAAATCAAAGAAGGGTGAAAATGCCTATAAATCATTCTTTTATAATTATATAGATACAAGTTGTATGTTTACAGAACAATATAAACAGTATAAGAAAATATTCAAGAATAGAAATGGTCATGACTTTGGAATGGACGATTTAACAGAGGAAGAATTACAATTATTAAATGACTATAAAGATAAGGGAATGACTTTAGATATACTTTGTTGGAGAAGGTTAAAAATAGCTAACTCTAGTGAGGATAAATTTAATCAAGAATTCCCATTAACTGATGAAATGGCGTTTATAACATCAGGAGCTAGTATATTTGATAATAAGAGAATTACAGATGTTTTAAGAGCCTTACAATTAAAGAAAAATAAATACATAGATAAGAAAGATATAGATGATTTACCTTTAGAACTAAGTAAGTTTTATGGTAAGTCTTTTTTTATGTACCAAAAGCCACAAGCTGGAAAGAAATATTATGTTGGTGTAGATACATCAGAAGGTGTTGGAAAAGATAGTTCTACTTGTGTTGTATTGGATAAGGAAGGGCAAGAAATAGCCATGTTTAAGAATAATAAAATAAAACCTTATCAGTTCGCAGAGTTTGTAAATGAGCTAGGAAGATACTTTAATAAGGCTTATTTAGTAGTAGAAAAGGCTAGTGGTGGACATAGTGTCATAGAACGCTTAAGGTACAATTTTAAATACTTAAATATGAGTAAATACAAGACATACGATCAATTTAATAGAACTGTAATACAAGTTGGTTTTGATACTAACGCTAAGACTAAAGGTATTATTATCAATGATTTAAGAGAAATGTTCGATAAAGGGGCGTTACTTATTAATTCTGAGGAAATACTGGAAGAGATGAAAGTCTTTGAAATAAAAGAAAATGGTTCATCAATGGGAGCTATGTCAGGCTATCATGATGACCTTGTTATGGCAACTGCATTAGCTTTAAGTGGTGTCAAAGAAGGTAAATGGTATAAATGGTAGGTTAACAGAGTGACATTTAAATACCTTAGTTACTGTATAAGTTTGGATATAGATTTAACCGACATCAGAAAATTATCGAGAGAAAAAATTCGCTCGTTAAAATGGATTAGTCAAAATAGGAATGCAGAAAAAAATGCCGTCCACGAACTATACTAAAATTTTAGTAAGTTGATTTATAAATTTCAGATGTCAATATTATTGACTTTAGAAAGGAGATAACATATGTTTAATATTTTTAATAGAAAGAAGGAATGCAAAATGGAAAAAATAGATTTATACGTACAAAATGTTTATAGAAATAATCCAACATGGTTTACTGAGGAAGTAGAAAAGCCTAGTAATTCAACAAGAATAGCGAGGGTATGGGGTTTAAAGGAATATTTAAGTGGTAGACATAAAGTATTAGGTAGACAAGATATAAAGTATCAGGAGAAAGAGTATAAGGTTAAAAAGCTAATATTAAATAATGCAAAGAGTATATTAAACTTTCATGCAACATATTTAACTGGTAAGCCTATTAGTTTAACTGGTGAAGAAAATGTAGTAAGAGAGTTAGAAAGTGTATATAAGTTTGGTGGATTTAATGAAACTGACTTTAAATTAACATCTAACGTATGTAAATATGGTGATGGATTTGAGTACATATATAGAGAGAATGCAATAATTAAGAGTAAAATTATTAGTTCTGAGGACAGCTATCCAGTATTTAATGACGCAGGAGATTATATTGCATTTATAGAACATTGGACTAATACAGACAGTATAAGTTATTGGAATGTTTACTATGAGGATAGAGTAGAAGAATGGACTAATGAAGGTTCAGAGATACATAAGATAGATGAATATGTAAATGAAAGTGGATTACCAGTACATTATTATTTCTCTAGTGATGAGGATAGTAGATATGGTGAGAGCTTATTAAATGATATAGTACCGATTTTAGATGAGTTAGAGGACTTATTATCTAAAATGGGAGATAGTATATATACATTAAGCTTAAATCCTTTATTATTAACTACTGGACAAGCTATAGAAGGTACTGTAAATAAAGATGGTGTAGGTTATAATGTAGCCTTAGAAGTAGGTTCTAATATGCAATACGTATCAGCTAATATGGACTACAGTACAATTAAACTATATTTAGATACATTACAAAATAACTTAAATATGTGTGCATATATGCCTAGTATATTAGGTGGTAATGGGAATATAGCTAATGTATCAGAAGTATCACTAAAGCTTTTATATCAATTAGCTGATGTATATGCCATGATAACAGAGAAAGCTATGATGAAAGGTTATAGAGATAGATTTAGAATAATTAAGAAGATGTTAGACATAGAGCCTAGTGAGTTTATTGGTGTTACATTCAACTATGCAAGACCTCAAAACGCTAGTGAGTTATTGGAGAACATCAAGAAACAATTCGATATGGGAGCTATATCTAAGAGAAGTATAATAGAAAAATCTCCGATTACAGTTGATGTTGACATGGAGCTAGATAGGATAAAAAAAGAAGGGACTAAAATTGAAGATAAGGTAGAGTAACTGGGTTTGTTAAAGAAACTTAGTGGGTGGTAAATGGTATTAGGTACTACTTATAAATAGTGGAATATATAGGGGTTATGTGGGTGTAGCTATACTATATATAGTGTGTAAGTTATGGGTGTAATAATGTAGACTTATTGTCGGTATTAATTAGCTAAAAAAACACGCATTAACTTATGCACGGATTTTCATTTTAGGGCAAAAAAGCCTTATAGGGTAAAAATACTATAAATATATTAATTATGTATTAAAAAATAAAGTGAAAATAAGCTGAAAAAGGGTGTGGATATAATATCCTATCGTAAAGCTATAATTCGTATTAGGTATTTATAATATGGTTTTGTAATTGAGAATAGAGTATCATTTTTGATGAATATATACCGTTTTTAGTTTTATATTGGTTTTTAAAAGTGAAAAAAGTAATATAAATCCAGTTATATCAATGGTTACAAGGTTTTAAAAGTAGTTTTACTTTTACTTTTATGATTTCGCGAAACGTGGATTTCGCGAAGTTGTTGAGTAATTATATATTATATACTTTATTTTTTATGTATTATTTTTATAAAATACCTTGAAATATTCGTGTTACCCCTTTGGAATAATGTGGAAACAAACTAATCATTCAACCACCCACAGATAAAAGTGACTTTTGGACAATTAATCCATGAGTTAGAAGGTACCCCTATGTCCTATTTTGGGAAGGTACTAATTGTACTAACTGATATGAAGTCCTAAAATGGGATTTTACCACATTAAGATTATCTTTATCTGATTTTCAAGTGGATATTATGTCCGTTTTTTAATTCGGCTTTGGTTTTTCTCAAGTTTGCGAATAACATAAACTTTACATATTAGCCATGATTTGTTAATATTTTATTGATAAAGAGGAGAGAAAAGTTATGTGTTACAAAATAAGTTTAAAGAATATAAGATCTTACAGAAAACTAAAAGGATATAGTCAATTAAGATTAGCTGAGGAAATAGGAACAAGTGCAGCTACAATATCAAGATTAGAAAATGATAGAGAGAAAGCTCCAAGACTTGATGTGATAGAACAAATAGGAGATGTTTTGGACGTTTGTCCATTTGATTTAATGGAATTATATGAAAAATAAAAGGAGAGTGTTATAAATGGATTTAAATAAATTAAAAATAAATAATATAAAAGAATTAGAAATTAAAGAGTGTGAAGTTGAAATAGATAAAATAGTAAGAGAATTACTAGAAATTGAAAATAGATTTGAAAATGCAAAAGATAAGGCTATTGAAAGAGAACATAAAAAGATTGAAGAGTTTTTAACTAAGGAATTAAGTTTTGTAAAGGATAATAAGGCTAATTTTACTGATTATAGATTAGAGAATGATGAAGTTGGAAAAGTTAAAATAGTAATATCAGATAATTGGATTATTATACAAGGAAAAGAATTTAATTACTGTTTAGATACAGAATATGATTTATGCAGCTTAGATTGGAAAATTGAAGATGACTTTGGAGAAGGACATATAAAACATAAAAATAAATCAATAAAAAGTAAAGAACAATGGAATAAGGAATTAATAGAATTAAGAAAAACACAAAGAGCTTATGAAGATACTATGGGACAATTAATGATTTGGAAAGATGATATTTTTACTATTGAAGTAGAAAATAAACAAGTTAAATCTTTAGTAGATTTTATAAAAGAAAAATTACAACAACTTTAGTTATTAAGGGAGTCGTGAAACACGACATCCTTTTACTATGTTCTTATTTACTAGATACTTACCCCTATAATTATTACAAACTTTACATATTATACATAATTTGTTAATATAGAATTATAGTAAATTATGGGAGGTAGAATATATGGATTTAGAAATAAAATTTTATGATATGTTAAAGATAGAGAGTGGTGAAACTTTAAAAAGGTCAATAGAACAATTAAAGAAGGATTATGAGTCTAAAATTAATAATCTTATAGAAGAATATAATAATATGGTTGTTGAATATCAAAAGAAATTATTACTTAAATATACTTTTGAAAGTGATGAAACAAATAAAAAAGATTTTAATCAAGATGAATATGTATTGGGCTTAAAGAATAAAGAAAATCAAATATATACACTTAAAAATGAATATAAAAAATTGTGTAATAATATAAAATTAAATTACGAATTAAAGGTTAAATAATTAAAACATAAAGGTGTTGTTAAATACAATACCTTTTTATTATAAAGGAGAGTGTAAACAATGAATGATGAAAAAAGAAAACAAGAATTAGAAGAAGAGATAGATTTAATTAATAATAAAATTGATGAACTACAAGAAAGAAG